CATGCCCACTTTTGCTGCGCCACCTGTGAGGAATGTTGCGGCAATAACAGGGACTTCTTGTACAAGCTCTTTAGCAATAAACTCTGTTACAAAATATCCCGGCGCTTCTTTAAACCCATCATATACGTTTAAGAGTTGATTACCCGCTTTGCCGTACCATGTATCTGCTTCAAACTGAGTAGCATCGTCTCCAAGCTCTGCGCGATCTTGTGCAAACCGAGCTTCTATTTTCTTTACTGCATCCTTGTACGAGTCCGATTGTAGGTCGCCGCCGAGAGCAACCATGTCACGAGCAAGTTCTCCTAGCGGAGTAGATGCAGGGTTAATATTTGCAAGGATAAGAACATCGTTAAACGCTTTAAGTAGTTCTCCGGTGCCCCCTACAACAACAGATGCGGTGTCTTTAAAGGTGTCACTCGCTACTATTTCATCTACAGTAGAGAGTCCGGTGTATTCTGCTAGGGTGTCGTATAAAGCCGCAGTATTTCTAACCGCTTCACTGACTTCAGCTTTGGCGAAGTCCACTCCAGATTCAACAGCGTTACCAACAGCGGTCATAAAGGCTGACGGGTTAGTTTCTCGTAGGTGGTCAACGTCTAGTGTTTGAAGAGGAGTTACTCTAACTACTAAAACGCCATCTTCTCGCTTCTCATTCGGCCTAAAATTAGGGTCTAACGTATTTGCGTTTAGTGTTGTACTCCACAGAGGTTCTCCATTTTCGTCAAGCCGTCGGCTACCATCGTCGTATAAAGATGGTCTTCCGACTACATCGTATAAAATGTTTCCTGCGCGATCTTTTATTACTTTGCGGTAGTTACCGTTAGCGTCGAGAACTTCGTTAGTCCAAACAATTTGCCCGTATTCAGAGTCCCACTTGCCAATGTTAATAAAGTCAACATTTTCCCATTCCATAAGGCCGTCATCATTTTGCTGTAATACAGCTTTGCCCGATAGGATGTCTTCGTCAGATACCCCCTCGCCTTTTTCGTATTTGGTTGCGACTCCTGCAGCGTTGTCTTTTATAGCGGTGTTAATTTTTTCAGCAAACCCTACACGTTTTAAATCTGCGGCAGGGACATCGCTTAAACTACTATAGTTAGTACCCAATTCCTCGTTTGTTTCGGATAATATTTTGGCTACTGTATTGTCGCTAAAAGAACCTAACGTAACTTTTGATAGTTCCGCGCCTAATGTCGTCAACCCGTCGGTCTTCATTTTTGATATGCTAGTACCGTCAGTGCCATACGTTGTACGCATGTACGTTTTTACGTCTTTGAGCTGGGCCTCGGTTAGTCCAGCCACGTCTAACCCCGCATCTTGTAACGCGGCTACAACAAAATCTGAAGATTCTGCACTGAAAGAAGCAGCGAAGTCCTTGTCGTTGGTAGCAAGTCCCTCATATTGGCCTTTAGTCAACCAATGCTGGTAACCATCTACGTCGTCGCCTAGCCCATGTATTTCTTTGTATTGTTCGATATTAAAGTCGGGCGTCATGGAATCTACAAAGGCTTTGTCTACAGCGGTGTAGAGCGGCTTCATGTCATCTTCTAGTTGGTCAGCGTCGGATACTAACTTTTCTTGTATACCTTTTATGTCTTGCGTGTAAGTTTCAATTAAATCGTCGTTTGTATTAATTGTACTTGTTAACGTTGTGAGTTTAGGTTTGCCCTCTTCGTACGCAGTATTAAAAGCCGTTGTAGCTGTGTTTTTTTCGTCAATAGCGGCGTTGAGCAGCGACCAATTTGCGTCAGTCTTGTCGGCGTTAAACGCATCTGCGGCCAAACGGTATTTAGCGTCAGCCGCGTCCATAACGTCTTCTTTACCTTTGATCTCGTCGTATACTACGTTATACTCATCAATGGCGTTGTCTCTGGCCGCACCAGCTTTGTTTAACTCGTCGGCTTTAGTTTCCATCTCTTGGTAAGTGCCACGCACTTTGTCGATAGAATTTTTAACGGTTTTATCCGCTACTTTATTAAACGCGTCTTGGCCGTATTCTTGTAATGTGCGCGATATAGCGTCACCAATGTCACCACCACTAAGTGCTGCGGTAGCACTGCGCTGAACAGCAAGAGTTAATGCTTGTACTTCGGCGTCACCTAAATTTGGGTTGTCCTCAAAGAATTGAGTTAGTCCTTCGGTGACTACTTGACTGCGCATAATTGCACTGGCAAACATCTCTTCTGTAACATCCTGCCCTGTTAACGCCGCTGTAAGCGCTGTTTTTATTATGCTTTGGGCAGGTGTAGGTAGTTTTGAAAACGATCCTTTTATGGCTTCGGACGTGTCTGTAGCAGGCATACCTCCCGACGCTGCATCTATTTTGCCCATCGCAGCGTTTACGCCACGAGTAACTCCAGCGCTTAACCCTCCCTGCAAAAAGGCTTGCCAAGGGTCTTCCCCATAAACAGCGGCAGAGGCGGCGGCTCTAACTCCACCTTGAAGCGTAGAAGAAATTAACGTATTCGCAAATTCATTACCTGTTGCTTCTGCAACGTATCCAGCAACAGCATCACCTGCATACGTAGACGCTTCACCCGCTACATAAGAAATAGCCGCTGCTTTTAGGGCGTCCCCAATATCACCACCGTTAGCCACAACTGCAGCGCCGTCAATCAGTGGTAGTGCCCAAGCATTTCCCGTCATAACCGCAGCTACTTTTGCAATCGTTTTGATGGGGTCGTCAAGCGCGGCATCAATAAAGTCCCCAACGGTGGAGACTACGGGTTCGATTACTTCATCAACAACCCAATCAATCGCGTCCGCAACCACGCCAACAACGTCTTCAACAATGTCTACGGCTACGCCTATAACTTTTTCGACTACGCTAATTACTGCTGCCATATTACATTATCTCGCTTAGAGGTATTTTACCCAAAGTGACATACGCGCGAGAGCCGCCATCTGCTTTACGCCCTACCGCAACTTCGCTGTCACCTTTGTCGGTGTATCGCTTCCACGTCTTAAACGCACTGTCGTATATAGCTCCGTCGTAGTCTGTAACGTATCGTTTTATCCCTAGTTCTTGAAGGTGAGTAAAGTATTTAAGTCCCGCAGATATAAAGTTTGAGGCGGTGTCCACCGTAAGTCCCCTACCCCACATCAAATCTTTATTTTTGCCTTTGCCCCTATGCCCGAGGAACACCGTATTACCAAACTGCACTTTATCTACGTCTTCCATCGTTAGCTCTTTAGCCAAAGCAGCGGCTACAATTTCTGTTGCGTACTCAGTTGAATTGTAATTCTCGGCAAACTCTAAAAGAACTTCGGGTGGAGTAAGCTGAGTTTCATTGCTATCAATTACAGTAGACACCCTACACCTCCGTAGAAAATAATGCAGCCGAGTATATGTTACCCATTCCAGCGGCTAGACTAAGAAATGGCCCTTGTGGGGCTGGCGCATCGTAGGACAGAAACACGTCATCAGCTTCTGTTCTATTGAGGATTTGAGGTACAATACCGCGTTCTAGGTCATTTAGCAACAGTCCTGTCTCCAGTAGGCCACTAGCGCTTAACGTATGCCCTATTCGTGGTTTATACGATGTTGCCACAAACTCATCAAGGCTGCGTAACAGTGCTGCTTTCTCTGCTTTGTTGTTAGCATCTGTGCCAGTACCGTGGGTCTTGACTATCTTTACGTCTCTCTTGTCTAGCTTGGCTACTGTTAGCGCCCCGTCTATAGCTTTAGAGTATCCTTCGCCATCAGGACGTTGCCCTAGCGGGTTTGTGTTGTTTTCAGCAGATGTATACGCCCCAAGGAACTTAGCCATAGGCTTTGACATGTTAGGATGCTCTCGTTCAAACACTGCTAATGCGGCCCCCTGCCCAACATGAAACCCTGTATTTGTCCCGTCAAACGCAGAGGGCACACGAGTCGAATCTAAAGGTATATTTGCCTTCGCGTCCCCAAAGAACTCTAAAGATGGTACACAGACAGAATCCTCCCCTGCAAGAACAATCGCGCGGTCAAAACCGTAGTGCCAAAACAAATTCTGCATATCCATTAACACCTTTAGTCCTGAAGCGCAGGCACTAGCATCTGTAGATACATGGTCGTGTACGTGAAATATGCTGGCAATGCGCCCTGCGTAGATGTTCGTAAGCGTAAGGAAGGGTATTTTGGTTTTATAGTGTAGCTCTGCTTCGGTGTTTCTATCGTATCGCCCACTTGTGCCCATCCAACCTTGACTACCCGCCGCAAACATAAATGCAGTTTTGCCCTTTACAGGGTTATTGACTACGTAATCTATAGTTTCTTGCAGTATCACTTTGTCAAAGGCTTTATGCGGTGGGTAAAACAACCCAGACTTTGCTCGCCTGAACGTATCTTTTACAATGTGGACACGCTGTGGAAAGGCTATATCCTCGTAAACTGTTGTTTCTGTGGTAGATAGCGTTTCGCAATGAGTCATGTATATCATGTAACAGTCTCCATAGCAGCTTCTACAGAGTCAAAATCGCGTTTTTTGTTTTCCTGCATGAACTCGTGCATGGTGCTTAAAGACTCCATTGGTACGTTAAAATCTTCTGACTCGGGTATGCCGTAAATGTCCATCAGTAGCACCATGATAAGCGTCACATCCAAGCTATCTAGCCCGATATCTTCTTCTGATAGTTTTGTTTCTAAGGAAGTTGGTTTTGTGTATTTTTCTGGACGCGGGTTGGTTTCAAGCACGCAAGCGTCAAAGAGTTCTATAAAATCCATTTTGCACCTATTTGTTAAGGGTGCAGTCACAATACAACATTTTTATACTGGTGGCTAGTTAAGTTACTTCAAGAATACTAGCTACAACGTGTAACCTGTTAGCAGTAGCGGCTGTCACCTTTACTATTTCTCCTGCGCCTACAATTAGCGGAGCGGTTAGTAGCTCTACAGTCCCGCTGGCCCCTACAGCTTTGACGTGAAATAGGCTAAATACAGACGATCCGTTTGTTATAGTAACCGTTATAGTGTCTGCATTCCCGCTGTCCTCGGACACAAGTATAGACTTTACTATGCCTGTTGTCAGTGCAGCGCAGGTATACAGCGTGGTCACGTCAGTGGTTGTGAGGTCTTTTTTCGCGTTTACATATACATTTCCCATTAGCCTATAAACCACCCTATAGCTTCAGATTGTTTCGCTAAAGAATTGTTCCGCAACGCGCTATCCAACTGATTAAAATACAATCGCAAAACTTTGTTAGCTTCTTCAAACTGAAACGGTTCGTATTCTTTAGGCGGGTATGGCAGTGCTGGCGCACGAAACCCTATGATGTGGTCGTTATTAGCCATTACCGTCTCCCATCAGGGCGCATGTCAAGTCTAGGCGAACCTAGCTGCCATTGTACGCCTACAGTAGAGGATTCTATTTTCATAGACATTTGCCTACCTCTTACGCGAGTGTGTATTTGACTTGTATATACATCAACAGGAGAACTAGCGGTACGTACCACTGTCCCTGTGTTTACACCACTCTCAGACGTTGGCGAGTTATACCCTGACCCTGACGAGTTTAGAGGGAGCAGTGTCATGTTTATAGTTGGTGTACTACCTGTAGAACCCTCGAATGACACATCTGGTATCAATCTGGACACAAGCGCAAATTGATGACCGTCATCAAGGTCAAATTCAGCAGAGGTTATAAACGCGGATATAGCAGCGGGTGTAGCTGTCTCGTTGTCGTCTATACCTTTCTCATGTTCTACGACCACGCCGTTGTACGTAGTTGCAAGTGGGAAAGCCCGAAGTCCTGAATCCAACCACGCAGATCGTGCCATAGACCCATAATACCATATGTTATCAACGTAGTTGTAGACGATATAGCTATCGGCAGTAACCACATCTGAAGAGCAATAGAACCACCACACTTCGTTAAACGCTTCGTTGTTACCCGCAAAGACTTGTTCAAATTGTTCTGGGTTAAAATCGCTAAACACGTATTTACGTAAATCACAGGGTAATGGCTGCGTACGTCCATCGTATTTGTAGAACCTATCTTTACCCATCCAGTAGGCGACACCGTTAGCGTAGGCTACAGCGTTTTGTGAGGCTATAGAGGTCTGTTCGCCAACCAGCGTAGCGGCCCACACTCCAGATTCTGCGCCCACGTACTGCAGGGAATACATAGACGAGTCAGTCCATATCAAGACTTCCTGTCGAGCCTGAGAGGCAGCTATAATCTCTGTGCCCCGAGACAGTCGCAAGCTACCCGCTTGGTTCGTCGCATCAGGAGTCCAATTTTCAGCGTTTTCTTGGTCAGACCAACGAATTAACATAGGGTCTTGGATGATTGAGCCTAGCGGGTTACCGCCAAAACAAAACACAAAACGGTTAATATCCGACACGAGAATAGAGTTTTGTATTATAGGTATGTTTGATCCTGTTAGTTCTACCGCCCTAGTACGCAGGTCATT